CCGCCACCCACCAGGTAGGTCGGATCGAAAATCAAACTGAGCGAGTCGGCCACCTCGGGGTCGATGCCATCATCATAAACCTCGGCCAACTCCTCCGCACCAAACATCCGCGCCACATCGCCCATGCGCGACTTCCGCATCTCCAACTGGCGGAATATTTGGTTGCCGAACTCCGCATAAGCGTTGTACTCGGCTTTGTTCTCCTCCTCCTCAGTGCGGAACGGTTTGGCAGTCCACCGGCCAATGCCGCCCCCAATCAACCTCAAGCCTTCCATCGCGGCGAGGAACGACTCGGGGATGTTGGCGGATGCCTCCATCCAACCTTCCTCCTCGATCTTGCCGGGAATCTTCCCAAACCCGCCGATAAGATGCGTCACAGCATTTTTCGCAATCGGCCACCAATCCACACCTTCGTCCTTCCGTCTGAGCCACTCATCGAAAGTCATCACCCCACGCTCATCGTGGGTCATCCTGCCAACTGTTTCGCCTTTTTCGTTTGTCTCCGGGACATACTTCGGACGGTGCCAGCGTTTGCCGCTCTCCAGATAAACCGGAAACTCAGTCAGTTTGCCGTGACGGTCGTAATCCTGCGCCACCTCCTCGAACTCGACCTCCTCCATTTCCCGGGGAGGTGGGAAAAAAGTTTCCTCCTCAATGAATGTGAACTCAGGAACCGTTTCCGCGATGGTTGGCGAGGTCAACCTGCGCGACAACCTGCTCGCCGGAGGCGTGAGTTCTTGGGGGAATGGCATCAGAGGTTCTTCAGTATCTCTTTGTTTTTAAGTATGGATTCTTTGATGCGCTTTTCCGCTGCGGTTTCACGCCCACGCAGACTTCCACCCCGCTTGCGCTTGTTTCGCTCTGCATCAAGTGATTCCTCCAGGAACACGATTCGCCGCTCAATCTGTGATCGACGTTCTGAATCCGACTTGGGTGCCTCCGCTTTCTCCTCCTCACTGAGCGGGGGGAAATCCTCCAGGTGCTTGGTTCTCCAAGCAGAAAAGTCTTCAATCGATTCAGCCGGCCTCGGTTCCCCAGGCGCAGAAGGTGGTTCTGCTGTCGGCGCAGGAGGTGCCTCCTCGGTGGTCGCAGGAGGTGCGTTCACTCGAACGCGCCGAACATCGCCCGTTGACTGGTCAACCACCTCAACCACATCCGAACCTGAATCGCGTATCTGCTGCTGAACCTCCGGCGAAAAGTCGGGAACACCGGGTGAGATTTCGTCAATCGTTTCAACCTCAATCCTCGGCACCGCGGGTGCCTCCTCCTCAACGCCGAGGAGTTCTCTGCTTTGGACTTTTACATCTCTGAGTTGATCAAGATACCCCGAAACATTCTTTCTGCTTTTTGCCAGCGTGGTAAGTTTGTTCTCAAACCCACGCGCCACCATGTCCATCGCCGCCTTGGTAAGTGCGTCATTTACTTCTTCCGGGGTGTTCAGGTTGCCAATCGTCTTGGAGTACATGGCAACATCCTGGTCGGTCAAAACACCCACCTCGCCAAACACACCACGCGCCAGACCGGGGATGATCTTGGTGATTTGTGCATTGATTAATAGTGCTTTATCATCAAGGCCCAACCCGGCTTTGAATTTCCTCCACATGCCAGATATTGGCCCGGTTGTCTCGCCTTCAATTAGCTCCGACAACTCGCTCAACCGATCAGTCGTAAATTTGTATTTACCCAGGCTCTCCGTCTCGCTTTGACCTGGTGCGTCACCCCACACATAAGATGCCTCGACAATCTTCTCACTGTCTTTCGTTGCTGTCGCTTTATCGAAGTAGTTATTTCGGGCGATGATGTACCTCTCCCGTACCCCCGGAGAAAGTTCACTTGGCTTGGAACCGAAAAACTGCGACATACCGCCGCCACCATATTTAGCTTCAGCTTCTCTCTGCTGGCGTTCAATCGCTTTATTAAAGTTATCCTCCTCCATCTGGTTGGTGTTATCAACCGACTCGCCGGTCTTCTCGTTAATAACTTGCGGGCGCGGCATTCCGGGATTGTACTGATCCCAGGTAATACCGATGCCGAGGATTTTGCGTTCCTGTTCTTTGAAGACGGGAAAGCCTTCTTTCTCCTCGAATGTTTTCGAGAACGCCTCATATCGTTTCCAGGTGGCCGGGTCTCGACTAATGGTCGGTTCAACCGATGTCTTTAAGTTTGAATAATGCTCCCGACCTTCGGGTGTGGAAAAATTGATTTCACCGGATGCGGTCGCGTCAGCAAGATATTCAGTGAATTTGTCATATGTACTGCTTGATGACAACTGATCGTCCAATGCTTTCTTTCGCTGCGTCTGCTCAAACTGAAACTGCGTTTTAAGCATGTCCATGCGCTTGCCCGCCATCGCATTATTGACAGCACTATTCCAGATCGCCTGTCCCGCTCTTACCCCACTCGCAAATGCTGATCCTGCGCTCATATTTTATTCCTCAATCGTCATCATCCCCACCCAACCAGTTGGTCGCCAGTTTGGTGCCAAACGCTCCCCCAAGTCCGCCCGCCGCCATGCCGAGTAATTGTGTGCCAATAGGTTGCTGCTGTGCGGCGAAGTTCATCCGCTGATTGTAAGTGTTCATCGCCCATTGCTGGCCTTGCGCCCCCGCACTGGGATCAACGGTCAGTCCTTGATTGATTCCCATCGGGTTGAACGGACTTGCGCCTTGCTGCGCCCCACTCAATTGACCAAACTGGGCGACCGGCGTTGCTCCGCTCAGGAAACTGGCAGCATTGGCCAGTCGTTGCTGTCGCATCCGCCAGGCCGCGTCTCCCACCGTTAACGCCTCGGCTGCCGCAGCACCCGACCCCAGGATGTTGCCCCGGGCAACCTGCGCCGCCTGCTCCGCCTCGGTCACCTCACGCCTCATGCCCGGTGCCAGTTCATAGCCCCGCTCCAGGTCGGCCAATGCCTCCTGGCCCATGCGCTCGCGAATCGCCGCACCTGTCGGATCAGTCGCCTCCAGTTCTCTTTTGCGTTGGGCGACAAAATCCAGCCCGTACTTCTTCTGGACGTCCAGCATCGTCTTGGCCATGAAATCGGCTGCCTCCGCCCCAAACTCCATCTCCTCCCGGGTAGCGTCCACATCCGAATAACCGGCAAAGTCGTAGGTGATATCCTTCACCCCGGTCTTGTTGCCTTCCTTGTCAAAGATCGGCACCTGGACATCTATCTTCTTTCCGAACTTCGCCGCATTGGCTACCAGTTTCTGGATGCCAAGCGTCTCCAAGTTCGCCCACACTCCCGCCTCATTCGCCCCGGCAATGCTGGGGGGATCCGGTTGGTCTCCTGAATACATTCCCATAATTAAAATTCCTCCTTCAAGAATAATTCCCGAACTTTCAAACTTATATCTCTCAAGTGATTATTTCCTCCCGTGATGTACGCCACCAACAATGCCAACTCGGTCAACTGATCTCGTATCACCAAAGCATAATTTTTTCTCGTCCTGTCTTTCCCCATCCATTCGTTGGAATCAATCCACGCATTCAGACTGGTCACATGCAACGGCAGCAACGCCGGTTTGTTCGCATCAAAAAATGCGTTGTTAGGTAAATCAACCAACAGCAACTGCGCCAGGTCATAACTGTTCTTACGAACCCACTTCTTCGGTTCATCCACCAGGTCATCAATCAAACGCGCCGACCGGGCGATGATCGAAAGATAACCCCAGGCATCCGTATTTCCGTTGGCGCACAATCTCATGGCTTCATGTACTTTCGCATCATAGGTCACGATTCCACCCCCACACTGTTAATGAACCCGCCCGCATGGATGGATCGCAGTGCCAGGTATTTGCTGTCAGTTCCCGCCTGGGCGGATTGTCTGAAATTAAATTGTAACTCGCGAAATTCCGGGTAGTGCGTCATCGAATAACGGAACCGCGTGACGGCACCACTGCCAAGCGTCGATGGCAGCGTGAATGTCAATCGTAACTCACCCGAACCGGTGTCCAGTTCATCCGCCAAATTGTCACTCGACTCATTGTCCAGCAACACGCCGATGTCGATGACCGCATCACTCCGGTCAAACTCGAACTCGGCAAACTCCACATCCTTCGATGTCATCTGCTCACCAAACGTGAATGCGCGGGTGGTCGCCTCCCAGCCGGTGTCCATATACCGAAACGCCTCAAGATTGGCATCACCGTTACCGGCGTGACTGGGGGTAATTGTCGGAACAGATGTATACCCGCTCCCGGTGTTGGTTACCGTAACCGAATCAATCACCCCGCCACTCACCGTGTAAGTTCCCGCGAAACTCGATCCACCTCCGCCTGTCGGGACCAGTGTTCCCGCTGAATAACCGGTTCCCCCCGCTTTAATCCGAACATCGTCAACCCCGGTTGCGGTTCTTATTCTGTCCTGGTAGTCCGTATCAACCAGGTTGATGTCCTCCACAAAATCGCGGAACTGCAACGGGTTGCCGATCTTGTCCAGGCTGATCAAAAACGGCTTGCCGCCGCTGAACTGCGTCACCGCATAATCAACCGGATTGATGTAACTCGACTCCACCCCAGCAGCAACCGTCACATCACCCCGCCACACGCCCATCCACGATTGCGTGTTGGTGTTGTAAACGATGGAGGTGTCGTTAGTTGTACTTGCGCCAGTCGGAAAACTGAGAATGTAACGTCCGTTCCACCAGGTTGCGGTCGCAAGCTCGGCCTGCGCCCAGTTGATGGAATCAATCACATCCTGGATCGGGTAACTAATGATTCCGACATCAGACGCAATCATGTTCTCCTCCATCGTCCTTCTGATCGAGCGAACACCCGTCCGACTTAAATAATACAAATCCTCGCCCACCTGGGCAATCGAGCCATGACTCAAACAACCACTCGATGTCGAGATGGTGCGAATACTGAAAGTGCTTGCTGCCGGGACGGTCGGGCTTGCAGTCGCAGGCACCGGGTTGGTGTCGATGACGTAGCAACTGTTCTTGCAGAACACCACCACATTGAACCCAACCCAACTCGCCAGGCCAGTGATCGGATCACCCAAACCAACCTTGAATGCGTTGGCAGCCGGGAAGACAGTTGTCCAGTCAGGCGTGATGACCGCACCTGTCCCGCCAGCACTTGGGGTAATCGTCGGAAGACTGGTGTAACCGGTTCCCGCGTTTGTGATCGTGACCGAGTCGATCACCCCCGCATCAACCGTATAGGTGCCAGCAAAACCCGATCCTCCTCCTGTTCCTCCATCGCCAAGATCGCCGGCTGAATAGCCGGTGCCACCGCTCGTGATGACCAGTGATCCTATCGAGGAGGTTAATACCGGAAGAATGTCTGACACATAAACCTGGTTGTCGCTTGGTTGAACTGCGAAAATCCTAAAATTGTTGTTAACTAGAAACTTGGAATTAGTTGGCCCATCGGAAACCTCGCGCACCTCCCATGCGGCACCCGACCATGTTAACTGTCCGACTCGATTGCTGCCGTTGTAGTAGC